CAATGAGCCAGCTTCAACTACCAGCCCAGGTGAGCCAGCTTCGAGCTGATCTGAGCCGCATGACCAAGGAGTTCGAGACGGCGCTGCCGACTGCGATCCCTGCCGACCGCTTCATCCGCACCGTCGTCACGGCGGTTCAGATGCAGCCGGACCTGCTGGGGGCCGACCGGCGGACGCTGATGAGCGCCTGCATGAAGGCGGCGCAGGATGGCCTGCTGCTCGATGGCCGAGAGGCCGGCCTGAGCGTCTACAACGACCGCCAGAACGGCGGGAAGACGGTGGCCTACTTGCCGATGGTGGGCGGCATCATGAAGAAGGTGCGCCAGTCGGGCGAGATCAGCAGCATCAGGGCCCACGTGGTCTACGAAGGCGACCAGTTCGAGTACGAGCTGGGCGACGAGGAGCGCATCATCCACAAGCCCAGCCTGTCGCAGCAGGGCGGCAAGGCCCTGGCGGTCTACGCGATCGCGCGGTTCAAGGACGGCGACATTCAGCGCGAGGTGATGAGCTTCGCTCAGGTGGAGAAGATCCGGGCGAAGGCGACAGGCATCGGCAAAGCATGCTGGGCGAGCGAGTGGGGCGAGATGGCGAAGAAGACCGTGATCCGCCGTCTAGCCAAGCGGCTGCCGAGCTCGAACGACCTCGACCAGGTGCTGCAGAGCGACAACGCGCTGAGCCAGGGTGGGACGCAGGTAGCGGTGATCGATGAGCAACCGGCACAGCCGGCGGCCATCGAGGCTGCGCCGGTGACGGTGGCGGCGTTGAACCGGCAGATCGCAGCGGCGAGCGAAACCGCTGCAGTGTCGGAGCCGGATTCTGACGAAACCTCGCCTGTCGAGGATGATGCAGAGCAGAAAGTATTGCAGCCAGAAGTGGTTGCAGATGATCCGTTCTAGGGGAGTCAGCCTATGGGTGAGCGTGCGTATTTGACGAGCAAGGAAGTCGCCGATCGTTGGCGGCTGAGTGACCAGACGTTGGCCAACTGGCGCTATGCGGGCAAGGGCCCGCCATTCATCCGGGTTGGCAGCCGGGTTTTATACCCCATCGAGGGGATTCATTCATTCGAGAGACTATCGTCATCATGGCTTTCATCGGACAACTCACAGGCAACCTCGGCCGAGACCCCGAGCTGAGGACGCTGGAGATCAATGGTCAACCACGGGTGGTGGCCGACTTCTCCCTGGCGGTGCGACAACCGCGCCGCCAGGGGAGTGAGCAGCCAGCACGGTGGGTGAAGTGCACGGCCTGGGGCCGGACGGCGGAGATCATCACGGACATCCTGTGCAAGGGAGACAAGGTGTTCCTCGTGGGCAGGGTGGAGGCTCCGGAGCTGTTCACGCGGCGCGATGGTCAGCAGGGCCTGGCGGAGAAGTTCACCGTCGAGGCGTTCGAGAAGCTGGGCGAGAGCGGCCAACAGCAGGGCCAGCAGCAGCCTGGCGCGGCCCCGGCGGCTGCAGCCGCTCCAGCTCAACCGGCGGCGGCCAACGGTGGCTACGACCTCACTCGGGCATACAGCCCTGCAGAGATCGCGGCAGCAGCAGCCCCGCCACAGCAGCAGCAGCCCCAGGGGCAGCGAGCCCTGCAGCCCGCGCCGGTGTGGAACAGCCAGGCCCCGGCCGGCGGATACGACGACCCGCCGTTCTGAGCCGTGATCGAGGCGGAGTTCCTGGCGTCGTTGCGGCGACGCCACCGCGTCGAGTTGGTCCTCACCCTGGTGCAGCTGGAGCAGCTGTGCCCAGGGTGGTGGGCTGATCTCAGCGAGCTGGCCGACCAGCTCGGGACCGATCGCGGCTCACTCAACAAGAGCCTGACGAAGCTGGAGAGCTTGGGCCTGCTGAAGCGAAGCAGGATCAGCAACACCGGCGGCAACTGGGTGTGGTGGGTGAAGCGGTCGGCGGATGATCAGCCGCGACCAGAGGATGAGCCAGGGTGGCGGCTGCGTGATGAAGCGTCGGACAACGTGAAGCTGGTGTCGATCAGCAGGCGTTGGGAGTGGGCGGCGAACCGCGGGATCAACAAGCACACGTTCTCGTCGTTTTTGAACGGTGGGCAGCGGATGCTGCACGGTCGGTGGCGGATCGTGTCGTCGCCATGGGATGTAACAGATTGTGACGCGCCGCCGGAATCGACCGGCAATGTGCCTTAGGTTGTGCCCACAGCCCGAGAGGGCGCACCCCCTTCAGACCATGGACATCCTCGACTCCACCTACTACCGCGAGCACGGCCGCAAGCCACGGGGGCGCGGCTCCTGGGCCTTCTGTCCCTGGAGCAAGCAGAACGCATCCGACTACCTGGACCACACGGTGTTCAGCCCCGGCGGCATGACGTTCACCGAAGCGAAGCGCTGGGCGCGGCTGCACGCCAGCGACCCTGCTTCGCCGCTGGCCGGTGCCCGCACCGTCGCCGTGATGCCCTGAGCGGCACCCCATCCATTCGTCATCGTCAGCCATGTATCCCCTGACTACAACCACCGCACGAATTAATGCGTGTGGACCCTGCGGACAAGGCAGATCCATCCGATTCCGGCTCGGAACTGAGCCCAGTGATCAGCTGATCAGCTACGAGCAACTGCTAGACACGCTCGGGCTTAACGATGCCCTTTGGTGCTGTCGGGCTGAGCCCGATATGGCGCCGGTCTGGCGCAGGTACGCCGTTTGGTGCGCTAGGCAGGTGCAGCACTTCTTAGTTGATCAGCGCTTAGTAAACGCGCTCGATGTGGCCGAGCGCCACGCTAGCGGCAACGCAAGCGATGAAGAGCTGGCCGCAGCCGAAGCAGCTACATGGGCTGCAGGGGGTGCTGTGTGGACGGCCCCCGCACGAACGGCTGCCATGCGGAACGCCGCATGGGCCGCACTTGACGCTGCGGTGGCGTCTTACGCCGCATGGGAAGCCGCACGGACAGATGCACTGGAAGAGGACCCTTCAAGCGCCGAATGGGAGGACTGGCGGGCGTTCATGGACGCGCAAGTCGCCGCATTCCGCCAGCTGGTCACGACCGGCACGCTGCCCTGACTTCCACCCCACGGCCCGCCGGAGCCTTCCGGCACCCCATCCCATCGCTTTCTTCCCCATGTCGAAACGCAGCATCACCCTCGTCGGCCGCGCCTCGCGGCTCCAGTGCCACGCTGATCACGTGTCATTCCTGCTCACCGTCAAGGGCAAGGGCCAGCGGCCTGAGCTCGTCGTCGAGTGCCAGGCGCACCGGGAGCGCGACATCGAGGCGTTCGAGTCGATGGATGAGGGCAGCCTTGTTGGCGTGATCGGCACCTTGCGGCCGATCCAGGAGCAGCACGCGCACACCATCGTGCGGCTCGACTGCCTGGAGCTCCTCGGCAAGCCCCTGGAGGTGGCGTGATGGCCCCGCAGATGCTCTACCACGGCGACGGGTGGACGATCACCCAGGACCCGATCTTCAGCCGCAATCCAAACCTGGTCCGGTTCCATCGCCAAAGCCGGACGCGGACTCTGCTCGACCAGATCGCCGAGTGGGATCCTCACGCTCAGGCATGGTCCTGCATGCGCTGGGTGCCGAAGCCGCCGAAGGTGCCGCAGCGGCTGATCGACAAGGTCGTGGCTCACATGAGCTTCGAGGAGCGGGCCTGATGTTCAACCCCGACTTCTACCCTACGCCGCCCGAGGTGGCGGCCACCATGCTCGACCCCCTCGACCTGCGCGGCCGGGTGGTGGTGGAGCCTTCCGCCGGCTCGGGCAACCTGGTGAGCGAGTGCCTGAGCCGTGGCGCTGCAGAGGTGCTCACCTGCGAGCCTGAGCCGAAGCTCCGGGCGATCCTCGCGGCCATTCCCGACTGCCGGCTGATCGGCAACGACTGGCTGGCCGTCACTGCCGAGCAGATCAGCCACGTCGATCTGATCGTGATGAACCCGCCCTTCTCGGCCGATGAGCGGCACATCCTGCACGCCTGGGAGATCGCCCCGCCAGGTTGCGAGATCGTCGCGCTGGCCAACTGGAACACGGTTTGCGATGAGTACGTGCACCGCCTCACGCAGCGCACCGGCGCTGGCCTGAAGAAGCAGCTCGCCAAGCTGATCGAGGCCTACGGCAGCAAGGAAAACCTGGGCGAGTGCTTCAGCACCGCCGAGCGTCCAACACGTGTCAGCGTCGGCATGGTTCGTTTGACACGACCTGGCCAACGTGTAAGCGGGGCTGATGAGTTCGACGGGTTCTACCTGGGCCCGGACGACATCGAGGCCCAGGGCGAGGGGCTGATCCCCTACCGCCGCAGCCGGGACATCGTGCAGCGCTACGTCGAGGCGTGCCGGATCTTCGATGAGCAGGTGGCCGCGGGCGTGCGGCTCCGGTCGGTGCTCGACGGGTTCTTCGGCAAGGATCTGGGGCTGCAGGTGACCGTTGAAGGCGCGCCGGTGACCCGCAACCGGTTCCGCAAGGATCTGCAGAAGCAGGCGTGGACGCACGTGTTCGATGAGTTCCTGCCCCAGCAGATGGCCACCAGCCAGCTGGCCAAGGACATCAACCGGTTTGTGGAGGAGCAGTCGAAGATTCCGTTCACGGAGCGGAACATCTACCGGATGCTGCAGATCGTCGCCGGCACCCAGGAGCAGCGGATCGACCGGGCGGTGGAGGAGGCCATCGATGAGCTGACCCGCTACACCAAGGAAAACCGCTACGGCGTGGAGGGCTGGGCGACCAACTCGGGCTACATGCTGAACAAGCGATTCATCCGGCCGTATCTGGCCGAGCTGGCATTCAGCGAGCCGAGCAAGGTGCGGATCAAGAGCTACGGCGGCCAGTGGGATGAGATCCAGGATCTGATCAAGGCCCTGTGCTTCATCACCGGCCGTCCCATCGAGGAGGTGCGCCTGCCGAAGCGATTCAACGCCAACAGCTACGAGCCCGGCATGTGGCACGACTGGGGGTTCTTCCTGTTCCGCCCCTACAAGAAAGGCACGGTCCACTTCGAGTTCAAGGACCAGGAGGTCTGGGCGGCCTTGAACGCCCGCTATGCCCGCATCAAGGGCCAGGTGCTGCCCGAACACCAGCGCCGCAAGTCCACTCGCAAGACCAAGCGATGATCCAACTCACCGACTCCACCCAGGCCGCCATGGCACGGGTGTCCACTGCCCCTCGCAACAGCGAGCAGGGCCAGCTGTTGCCCACCTTCCACACCACGGCCGACGGCGAGATCCGCATCCAGCTGGGGCGGGTGTGCGGCACGGTCAGCAGCTGGCACCTGGTGCCCGTCAAGATCCGGCAGCTGCGCAGGATTCTGCCATGACCCCCTCCCGCACCTGCCCCGCCTGCGGCGGCACGCATGTCCGCGTGCCGCTCAGCCACCGGCGCGGCTATGGCGTCTACCGCCGGCTGGAGTGCTGCCACTGCGGCCACCGATGGACTGACCGAGAGGCGAAGACCGGCACGCCCCCAGCGCCGCGCCAGCAATGCCCAGAGTGCAGCTCGACCGACACTGCTGTGATCGAGTCGCGCATCATGCCCTATGGCCGC